CCACGCCGCTTCTGGTAGGTTCCTACGTGGATTCCTACTTTGAAGGAACGCTCGATGAGTTCAAGAAAGCGAATCCGGAAATCTTCACTCAGAAAGGCGAGCTGAAAGCGAATTATAAGCAGGCAGAGAGAATCATCGCCAGAATGGAGAGAGACCCACTGTTTATGCAGTATATGAGCGGAGAAAAGCAGGTTATTATGACTGGAGAGCTGTTCGGGGCAGAATGGAAAATCAAAATTGACAGCTTCGTGAGAGGAATTGCGATTACGGACCTTAAGGTTATGGCATCGATCACTAAGCTGGAGTGGGTAAAAGACATCGGTTATTTAGATTTTGTGCGGTACTGGGGCTACGATATCCAGGGTGCAATATACCAGGAAATTGCGTACCAGAATACTGGAGAGAGACTGCCATTCTACATTGCGGCCGGAACGAAGGAAGAGGAGCCAAACATCGAAGTGATTCAAGTGACGCAGAACTATCTCGATGAAGCGAAACACATGGTAGAAATGAATATGCCGAGAATCCTCAGAGTGAAGAACGGAGAGGCTGAACCGGACAGATGCGAGATGTGCGATTGTTGTAGGCATACAAAGGTTTTGAAGAGACCGATTTCAATTACGAACCTGGTAGCCGGAATTTAGGCGGTGAGTAGATGGCAGATAACAAAAAATACTACTACTTGAAATTGAAGGAGGATTTCTTCGATTCTGATGAAATGCTGCTTCTCCAGGGGATGAAAGATGGGTATTTGTACAGCGACATACTCATGAAGATGTACCTGCGGAGCTTGAAAAATGAAGGGCGGCTGATGTACAAGGACTACATCCCGTACAGTCTGGAGATGATCTCAACGATTACGAGACACCAGGTAGGGACGGTAGAACGTGCGATGAAAATTTTTGAACAGTTGAAGCTGGTAGAGGTACTGGATAACGGTGCAATCTACATGATGGATATTCAGAATTTCATCGGGCAGAGTTCTACAGAGGCGGACCGGCAGAGGAAGTATTATCGCCGCATCCAGGACGAGAAGAAACTGAGCGGTTCCCAGGCACCGGAGGCATTGATTCCGGAGATGCAGGAACCGGAGCAGGAGAAGCCACCAGCAGAAAAGCCGCCGAAGCCGAAAAAGGCAACGGTAAAGAAGGAAGACACGATGCAGCTCTATGAGCGTCTGGTTCCGGATTACGCACTCGGCGGAGAAATCAGAGAAAAGATGCGTGAATGGTGTACATACAAGATTGAACGCAAGGAAGGTTACAAAGAGCAGGGCATGAAATCTCTTCTCCGGCAGGTAGAGAAGAAAGTAGCAGAATTTGAAGAAGGCCGGGTGTGTGATTTGATTGAGGAGTGTATGTCAAATAACTGGAAAGGCATTATCTGGGATAAAATGACGCAGATTCCGCAGAGATCAGCAGGGGACCGGATTCAGAACAGAGTGAGTGAGGTAGATAACTGGTAATGACAAGAGAGGAGTTCAAAACGCTTGTTAAGGGAATGAAAGCTGTATACGCACAGCCGACATTCATTCCAGACCAGGATGCTTTCAATGTATGGTTTGAGTTGCTGAAAGATATTCCGTATCAGCAGGCCAACGTAGCAATCCAGAAGTATATGCTGACAGAGAAGTTTCCACCAACGATAGCAGACATCAGAGAAAAGGCTACGCAGATTGTTGAGAGCGTGGATAGTAGCATGAGTGAATTGGAGGCATGGTCTTTGGTAAGAAAGGCGGTCAGAAATTCCGGGTATCATTCGGTGGAAGAATTTGAGAAACTGCCGGAGGCTTGCCAGAGAGCCGCAGGAAGTGCGGCAAATCTGAAAGAGTGGGCGTTGATGGATTCTGAACGGGTTGAGACGGTAGAGCAGTCTCATTTTATCCGGAATTACAGGACAACAGTGCAGAGAATCAGCGAGGAGAAAAAGCTGCCGGAATCAATCCGGTTGCTGATTGCCAGCATGAGAGACAATGCGTTGGAGTTGGAAAAGAAAGAGCAGCCTGCACTCGAAGCTAAGAAACAGGCAGAAGAAAAAACAGAACCGGAACCTGGAATGTCTGAGGAAACGAGGGCGAAGTTCCAACAGGTCATGCGGAACTTGCAGGGGAAGGTGTGATATGGAGGTGAAGTGACATATGGATATGGCAGAGATTGGAGCGAATATCCGGAGTTGCAGGACAGAAAAGAATATGACGATGGAGGACCTGGGAAAAGCAATCGGCAAAAGCCAGTCAGCGGTAGCGGATTACGAAAAAGGCAGAGTAGACATCCCGGCATCCTCCCTCATCAAAATTGCGGAAACCCTGGAAATCCACCCGGCGAAGCTATTCGGTATGCAGACAGCGGATGAACAGTTTGAGCCGGACGCCACGCTGAGAATTTTCAATGCGGAGGACAGACGGACTATTGCAGGAATCCTGGTAATGAACGGTTATACAACCCGGCATATCAAGGTTGCGAGAGAAGGAAAGAAGAGTAGCTGGTACTGCATCCAGGCCATGCTTGAGGAAAGCAACCTGGGAAGTCAGTAGGAGGCGGACATGAAAAAAGCGAAGTTTACGGTGTACGGGGAGCCGAAAGGAAAAGGCAGACCGAGATTCAATACGAAGACCGGCCATGCCATAACCCCGAAAGATACGGTGTCCTATGAAAATCTGGTAAAGCTGGAATGGCAGACGACCTACGGGACAGAGAACTTTCCGAAAGAGGCGATGCTGGATATGCGGATTAAGGCGTACTACCGGATTCCTAAGTCGGCATCGAAGAAAAAAAGAGCTGCGATGCTGGCCGGAGAGATACGCCCGACTAAGAAACCGGATATGGATAACGTGGTAAAGATTATCGCTGACAGCCTCAACAACCTGGCATATTACGATGATACGCAGATTGTTGACTGTCAGTGCCGGAAGTTCTACTCAGAGAATCCGAGAGTAGAAGTGACGATTATAAATTTGTCAGAGGAAGAATAGGAGGAAATTCACAGTGGATGAAAAAATGGAGATAAGACTAGTAAATCCAACGGAAGACGGGTTCTTGCAGAAGATTGACTGGAACAAAGCAGAGCTGGAGGAGAATGTCAGAAGCATTGTGGCAGCATACCAGGGCTTGGTGTATACGGAAGATACGGTATCGGATGCGAAGAATGACAGAGTCACCCTTAGAAAACTGCTCAATGAGATTGAGGACAGAAGAAAGCTCGTCAAGAAAAAGTGCATGGAGCCGTATGAAGTGTTCGAGAGTGACCTGAAGGATGTAACGGTACTCATCAAGGAGCAGATCAGCATCATTGACGGGCAGGTAAAGGAATATGAGAACAGCGTAAAAGAGGAGAAGAAAGCCAGATTGCAGGATGTATATGCTGAGGCAATCGGAGAGTTAGCAGAGGTTCTTCCTTTTGAGCGAGTGTTTGAGGCACAGTATCTGAACGTGAGCTTCAAGGAAAGCAAGGCGGCAACCGAAATCCAGGAAAAGATTCAGAGAGTAAAGAGCGACCTGGCGGCCATTGATGCACTGGATAGCAAGTACAAGTTGAATGCGAAGGATGTATATGTGAGAACACTCGATATGTCCCAGGCTATGGCTGAGAATGCTCGTCTGATTAAGTTTGAAGAGCAGATGGAGGCAGACCGCAAGAGAAAAGCAGAGGAAGAGGAACGCCGGAGAGTCGAAGCAGAAGCCAGGGCCAAAGAAGCAGAGGAGCGCAGACGCCAGGAGGCTGAAAGAATCGCTGCGGAACGTGCGGAGAGAGAAAAAGCACTGGCAGAACAGCAGGCCCAGGAGGAAAGAGCTTCGGAATCTGGCTACAATGCACCTGTTCCGGATAAGACGGCCGATGTGCAGAGTGAGGAACCTGCAGAAAAGCCGGCCGAAAAAGAAGCTCTTCCGGAGGAGAAGAAATACAAGGCAACCTTCTATGCGATTGGCACACTCCAGCAGTTGAAGGATTTGCAGGAGTACATGAAAGAACATAATATCCAGTTCGGGAAGGCGGGTAAGTAGGATGAGTGATTTTGTGAAAGAATTGAATTTTGATGGCGATACCTTTAATGACATGAAGAGAGATATGAATTTCGTATTACAGAGACTACTCGGTAATATGCAGGAAAAGGAATGCCAGGAAGGAACGCTGACACTGAAACTGGATGTATCGCTCGTGAGAGAGTATGTGCCGAATTACAATCCAAACATTCCAGGAGAAAGCAGAGAGATTGCGAAGCCAAAGTTCA